GACGGAAGGGGTGGGTACTACAAGAGACTCAACCCAGCACAGAAGATTGCAGCTGGTATGTCAATGTTTGCATACTTCCAAGCCATGTTCAACCAAGGCTTTGGCCCTGAGGATGATGACGGAAGAACTTTCTACGAGAAGATTCCTGACTACGTGCTGGAAAGAAACATGGTGATTGTGAACCCGTTTGCCAAAAAGCCAAAGGGCAGGAAGGCTACGTGGGAGGATTACTACATCAAGGTTCCGCTCCCTTACGGATACAACATCTTCCACAACATGGGTACAATGACTCATGCTGTGACCGAGGGATACAGGGAGCCGGGTGACGCTGCGATGTTTATGACTTCAGGTTTCTTGAACTCATTCATCCCGGTATCGTTCGGTGAGTCAAGCAGCTTAGATAAGGCAGCGTTCAAAGCAGTCACTCCAACATTTGCCAGACCGTTTACTGAAATTGCAATCAATGAGAACTACTACGGCGGTAAGGTTTATATGGAGCCATTCCCGGGTCAAGCTGCATCGGAATCCTCAATGGCAAGGAGAGGACCTCAGTGGTGGAGAGACACCTTTGAGTTCATCAACAGAGCCACAGGGGGTAACGAGTATGAGTCAGGCGCTGTTGACATCAACCCAGACAAGCTGTGGCACATCGGTTCGTACTGGACTGGTGGTGCAGGTAAGTTCATTGAGCGCTCGTACAGAACGGGTGCAGCAGCCAGTGGCTACGACCCATTTGATTTGGTGCCGGAGAACTACGAGCTCCAGCCGGGTGACGTACCGATTGTAAGAATCTTCTTGGGAGGTCACAGCGAGTACCAAGACATGGCAGATTACTACGAGTTCAGAGATGATATTAGAGCCAAGACCAAGGCAGCTAAGAACATTTCGGGTCAGTCTAGGGAAGAGGGCTACGAAAACGTGAAGATACTGGACGACATCGGTAACACCGTAGACAAAAAGTTGCGTCAGATTAGGAAGGACCTCAAGTGGGCTGAAGAAAACTTGAAAGACGATAGAGCCAAGCAGGCTCGGATAATTAACGAGCTCGAGGAGGAACAGAGAATGCTCATCCTCGGTTACAACAAAAATTACCTGAAGTATGTCAAAGGAAGAACGGACCTTGATTAAAGACACGGGGCTTGGCAAGTGGTTGAAGACTGCTGCTCCCGGTGTACTCGACAAAGTTGCGGACCTACTCCCCGACCAAGGGGGGTTGGGTATCGTAAAGAACCTGCTGGACCAAGACCCAAACGTTGACCCGGCAGAGGCAAAGGCAAGAGTAGAGGCTGAGGTACAGTTTCAGAACAACGTCACCGAGCGGTGGAAGGCAGACATGGGCAGCGACATCAAGCTGGCAAAGCTCATCAGACCAGTCACTTTGATTGCGCTCATGTCGATGTTTATGATAACTATGTTCCTCGACAGCCTTGACAATCTGCCATTTAACGTAAAAGATTCTTACGTAGATTTGCTGCAGGTACTGATGCTCACTGCATTCGGTGCATATTTTGCAGGTAGAACTATCGAGAAATCTAAGAAATGAACGAAGAAGACTTCGGAGACATCAGCTTCCTTGACCAAGGTAAGTTGAAGAAGCAAGAAGAAAAGATTGAATCAGGTGAAATTACCTGCAGTATTGAAAACCCAGAAGACTGCGAGTCTTGTAGCGGATAAGCCATGTTAGACAACTTGACCCACTTTGAATTTTTAACAGTAGCCGGAGCCCTCATCATGGGCTGGATTAAATTCCAAGCTGACTACAACAAGCTGAGCTCTAGAGTTTACGCCTTGGAGGCGGACAACAAAGAGTTCAAGGATGACGTAAAGCAGTTGCTGAAAGACATCCAAGAGATTAAGCTGTTGCTTGCTAAAAACAAAGTGGAGTGAAGCTCGACGACAACACAAACTTCGGAATCAACATCAAGTGGTTGTTGCAGATTGTTGTCGGTGTCGGTGGCGCGGTCTGGGTTTACTTTACAATCATGTCGGCCTTGTCTCACTTAGAGATTGAGACCATGCGTCACAACCAAGAGATTGAACTTAACTCAGAGTTCATGGTCAAGTGGCCACGCGGAGAGATGGGTAGCCTACCCGATGACGCAGAACAAAACCTAAGATTGAACCACGTTGAGCGAGACGTCGAACAGTTACAGATTCTGGTAGACGAACTGCGCCAAAAAGGTTGTGACTAAATAACTTATATTTGCAGTATGGCAAACGAAAAATACATGCGCGAGCTGCGCAAGAAGGGTCAGAAGGCTCCGGTACCCGTACCTCAGGACAACAAGCCGGGGCCTGAGTTTGCGCAAAGCATTCCTCTGAGCGAAGACCAGAAGTATTACATCGAGAAGGGAAAGGGCCAGCCATTGAACCGATACGCAATGGGCGACCCTAACAAGATGCACGGCAACATGACTGCAGAGCAGTCTCAGTACTACGACCAAGGCTTTTCTGGTCCTAGGATGGGGCCAGACATCCCCCCAAGTCAAAGGCCCGGGGGGCACAAGGCTTTTGATGCAGACAAGAAAAGACTCCGTGACACCCGAGAGGTTGGGGGCCAGAGCGGATTGCTTGCGAAGCTTGAAAGAGGTGAGACACCGACAAGCGACAAGAAGAAGAAGGAAGAGGACGCAGCATTCTTCGATAAGTTCGAGAAGGGTGGCATGATGGACGGTCAAGAAGACCCAGCCAAGATGAAGAAGGCAGCGGTCATGAAGATGCTCGACGGCATGGAGGATATGCCAGCCGAAGAGGAGGTCGTCAAGATGATTGTTGACAAGGCTGGGGTCTCAGAAGAAGAAGCTCGGGCTATGATTTCTGAGTACAGACAAAGCAAGAAAGGTATGGGCGGCAAGATGGAGTACGAGGGAGGTGGAGCTATGAAGCTGATGCGTGACCCAAAGGACATGGTTGGTATGACCATGAAGGGTGGCGCGAAGATTATCAGCTGATAGACTCGAAGAAGTCTTCGTCCAAGTCTTTAATGGGGAGGATGAACTGCTCGTAACAGTAGCGGTTCACCTCCTCTTTTTCTTCTGGGGTAGTTGCTGACCCAATGTTGTGCGCTTGATAGGATGCGTTACTCCTCAAGAGCTCGTCGATTTGTTGCCTCAAGCAACGACAGTTCTGATAGCGTCTTACCATGGTGTGGGTTTAACAGTGAGATAGGGAGGATGATTAGCTTCTTGAATCCAGACTGCTCTTCATCTTCAATCAATCGGTGTACCGGTGGGGTCCAACCCCTGACGTTGCCCAGTCCGTTGATTACAGGCTTCCTAATTGGGAACTCGCTAAGCTTGTGCTTGTCCCAAAGGTAGGGGCGTAGCTTCTCAAGGTCAAAGGTGTACGCGATGTGTAGGTCATGTGGGTTGCGCACGATGTAGACTAGGTACTGAGCTTCGGTTCTCATAATCCCACAAGGTTTGTGGGTTTTTACTGTCTCGTATTCTAGGAACAGGTTGATTGGTTCCTTTCTTTTCTTTGCCCAGAAGTGTGCCTTGGTATCCATCTTGACCTCGTAGTACACACCGGTCTTCTTGTCGAGGACATCCCAGTCACGGTACTCTCCGTTCGATGTGAGTCCGTTTTGAGAGACAACAGCCTCTCCGCCCTTGGCGTTAATCCATGCAGCCCACAGTTCTTCTCCGAGGTCGCCGAGCTGCTGGTCTCTGAGGAAGTTCGTACTCATGAGTGGTTGTATTCGAGGCAGGCATCCTTGACGGTGGCAACCTCAATGTTTACCTTCATCCTAAAGTCCTTGACGAGCTCCGATACTTCTTCCGCAGAACGCAACGGATTGCCCTCTTCATCATGAAGCGATTCATACAACTCTGTAGTGAGCCTCTGAATCTCCTGAGTAGAGAATGAATATAGTTCACTTAGCTTTCTTAAGTTCATCTTTAATGATTTGAATGACCTTGTCTACTTGTTTGCTGTTCTTCGGCACGAACAACATGTAGTCACCATTCCCTGTCTCCACCATTGTCTTCAGGAACAACTTCCATCTGAGAGGGAACCCGTGCTGTGTGCGCTGGTACCCTTTGGTTTCGATAATGAACTTGTGCTCATGTGATACGAAGTCTGGAGTGTACTCCATCTTCCTTACAATCTTACCTGAGTAATCAATCATGTCTGGCCTCCTGTTGGTTGCCTTGAAATAGATACCCGGGTAGATGAACTTGTCTACCAAGACAAAGCTTTCAGGTTCGTACTCGAACTTAAGCTTGGCCTCTTTGAGCTTGTCGTAACAGTAAACCTCAAGACCTGACTTGAGTTTCTTGCCACCACGGTTCATGCTTTTACGCCGTGCCATGATGCAAGTTACTGGTACTAGTTGGTTATTACAACATCAAAGCTTCATCTGTTTTCCCACAAGCAATTCACACAGGGGACGGAACAGGCGTGGCCCGGGGCTCACGAAGTTGAATCCTGACTGCTGCTTGCTGAACTCGAATCGTAGTGGATAGTCTAGTGCGGTGGGGTTGCCACCCGTCTCAGTCATGCGGACCTTGCGTACGTGCATCTCCACGGTACGCCTGTCACTCCAGTCCTCTGCTTGTGTCTTGCGGTGCAGCGTAATGAATCCGTCGGCACGGTTCACGAACTTACCACCGCCCTCTGTATCCTCAGCGTAAGGAGCAAGCGGCAACCCATCGGGACCTTTCCTGCGCTGTGCTTCAGTGAAGGCGTGGGCGTTTACCCACACTGCAACCTGATGCTTGTTGCTAAAGGTGAGGAACTCGCTGGCTGCCTCGTAGTGGTACTCGTGTGTGCTGAGTCCACGGTGTGAGCTCAGGTCAATACGCAGTGCGTTGTAGGGGTCAACCAAGATGCCGTCGATGCCCTCGTAGTTCTTCATCTTCTCTGCGAAGACAAGGATGTCGTGAACACTGTAGTTCCTGTGGTTGTCAACAAACGTGAAGTGCTTGTTCACCCACTCGTGTGCAGCCGTAAGTTCTTTGTGGTTCATGCGCTTGATAGGCATGTCCATGCAGAACTGCATCACCTTAATCTTATTGGCCCATGTCGGGTTCTCCGCACTGTAGACAAGCCACTTCCACCCATGCAGCATGGATGCAGCGACCATCAGCCACAGCGTAAAGGTAGTCTTACCCACGTTGCTGTGTCCGTTAATCATGAGGAACTCACGCTTGAATCTGAAGTACTCGTCGAACTTCTCGTTCTCTGTACCGAGGCCCAGCTCAATCTGTCCTGCGATGAACTTCTGAATCCACTCGTAGTCCCTGTCGTCTGATGTGATGAAGGACATGTCCCCATCGTTCACCCGCATCTCGTGCCTGACCTTCTCGAGCTCACGGGTAATCTCACCAATCGGCGCGAGCTTGCCCTGCTCTATGCCATCGACGATTGTCTTGCGGGCTTGGTCAAGGTCGAGAGGATTCCGCGCTTCAATTTCACGAACGAGTACACGAAAGGCTTCGTCCTCCTCGACCCGACCAGCAGCAATGAAGCCACCCATCAGGTAGGAGGCACGCACTAAGGCTGCATGCTTGCCCCCATCGGGGGCGTACCGAATCATTTGAGCAGCTATCTGAAGCTTCTCGTAATCAGTACGCCCCGTCGCCTCGGTAGGGCTTGGCTCTGCAGGCTGCTCCGATAACATACCGCCGAAGCGAGTATGTGATGCGTTGATGCAGATGTCGCTGTCGTACGATTCAAAGCACGCACGAGACTCGTTGATACCCGAGGGGTCTACCTCAAGGTTGTACTTGCGCTGGAAGTAATCACACAGGGAACGGAAGTGGTCACGATGTCTTTCGGGATTGCTTACCTCTACGATTGCCTTCACGCCATCTCCACTTGGGGATGTCCAACATGCGAGAACATGCTGGTCGTATGCCAAGCAGGACTTGGCTTGGTTCACATCTCCAACGTGGTCAAAGTCTAAAACGATGATGCCGCTATGTTTCTGCAGCGACTCGTCCTTGCGCTCATCGAACACACCGCTCCACAGCACAACGGGCAGAAGCTTCTTGGCTTCCTTGTCCCCGCCACGCACACGCTCAATCTTCTGCTTCTGTTTGCCAGATTGGATGCGTTGCAGTGCTGTTTCCACTGTGATGTACAGCGGTGCCTTGTTGTAGATGTCCTCGAATATCGTTATCACCTGTTTCATGTTTCATGTTAATCCTTAGCAATACCAAGTAGCCCATTAGGTCTAGCAGTGTGTCCTCATCCACGTCGTCTGTACCCCAGTTCTTGATGCGGTTCAGCTTGTCGTCGATGCGAACTAGCAGCTGCTCGTGTGAGGTAGCCTTGCTAAAGATACGCGCCGGGTTGAGCGCAGCGTTGCCATACCTCCTGTTCTTCTCCGTAAGTAGAGAAGTGAGCTCGTTGCACACGCTCTTGACGTCTCGCACAAAGTCACGATGATTCAAGTTCTGCGACATACTGCTTGATATTTTCTTTGAGTCTCATGCCCAAGGCTGTAGTCCCTACCTCCAAGTGGTAGATGCAGGTAGCTGCCTCCTTGAGAATTTTGTAGAAGTCGTAGTACCCATCGTACAGTGATGAGTTCTTCACGTAGTAACTCACGCTGCTGTGGTCTTTCTCAAGAGCCTTGGCGATTGACGTGATTGTGAAGTAGTGGAACATTGCCTCTGCAAACGCCACCCGGAAGATGACGTTGCGTTGCTCTCGGTTGTGTGGGTCGAACGGGTAACCAATCGCTTCGTAGTACGCGTCCCTCACCTTGATGAGGTCGCCGACATCACGGCGCTTGACTTCGTACTTTGGAACCCACTCTCTTCTTGGAGAGTATCTTTTCAATTTTGATTTCGACTTTGCCATCGTATCTAGGTCCGTAGTACTTGCGGTGCATCCTGTCCCACGTGTGTCCCTTGAGGATGTCCTCTTCGGTCTCTGCACTGGTGACAGCGTAGTCCTCCGCGCCGTACTCTCTGATTACCTTCTTGCCTTTCTTGTACCGGAGCTTTAGTTCGTAGTAGTAGATGTTTCTCATGAGATGAAGCGGGGGCAGCCCTTAACCCAAGGCCACCCCCTAACATCATGAAACAGTTTACCCTTTAGAACGGTACGTCGTTCGACTTGGTTTGCTGAGCGCCTTCGGCACGTGGGTCGTAGACGGATGCCCAAGCGTTCGACTTTGAGAAGCGCTCCTTGTCAGGAGTCAATACGACTGAGACATAGACAGAGCCTTTGTCTGTTGCGTACTTCTTCATCTCTTCCAACTCGGCAAGGGTGAACTTGACACGAGCTGATGACTTGACTTGCGTTACATCACCGATGAAAACGCGGTCTGCTGGTTTGTTGTTTGTATCCATGTGAATAAAATGTTGAATTAAATTTCTTCGTAAATGTAGTCATTGACTACGGGTTTGTCAAGGAAAAGCCAATCTTTTATTTTGGCGACGGCATGCTCGAACTTGAACTGCCCCCTCAGAATCGTCTCTTCCTTCGCCTTATACACAGCCACCGGGTACGGGTACGTCTTTTCCTGAGCAACCCAAAAAAAGTCATCAGTACCCGCGACCTGCGTGTAGATATATGCTTGAATGTCATAGGAGAATTTGTTTACATCGTACTTGAATCCCGGTATCGAGCGCGTGCTCTTGCTGTCGGACACGTACTCCGCTCCCTTGCAGTCGAAGAAGCCACGTACTGGGATGTCGTCGATGAACTCGTTGAACGCAACCTGATAGTCACCCATCAGGTATCCGTCC